TGACATTAAAAACAACTGACGGAGTAATTGACATAGATAAGTCAATGCAATATTTAGCAGAAGAAGACGGAGTTATCCTTAGTGATAAAAGTGTTCGCCTTGTAAAAGACGGAGAGTATTACCAAGTTTGGAATAGAGATGAATTAATTGATGAGACAGACGAATATAACAGAGCAGAAATAAGCTATTACCAATTCCTTGATAAAGACAACAAATATGAAAATTAACGTATGGGAAAGAACGAATTAATATATTTTGTAGGTTTCTTAGATGGAGAAGGTTACGTTGGTGTAAAAAAAGTAAAACCATCAAAAAAATCTAGGCAAAAAAATCCAGTTTATAATCCTACTATTTCAGTAGGAAATACAAATAAAAAAATTATGAAGTGGATCAAAGATAATTTTGGTGGACATTACATGATTGAAAAACTTGGTAAAGCTAATTGTAAGACCTTCTATAAAATAGAACTTACTAAGCCAATTATAAGATTGTATATTGACGATTTTATTAAATACTCAATAGTTAAAAAGAGACAACTTATTCTATTGAAAGAAATTCTTGAGATGAAAAGTATACCCTGTAAGTATGGTGGGAGAGATGAAAAAGAATTAAATAGATTTAATCAGATTTACCAAGAATTACTAAATCTCAATAAAAGAGGATTATGAAAGAAATATATAAAAAATTAAATAATGCTAGGGAAATGGTCGTCAAAGGCAATTACAAAAAAGACGGCAGGAATGACTATTCTAAATATGATTATTTCACACCAGAAATGATTGAAAAGATTGTTTCGGAAGTATGTACAAAAAATAAACTTCTTACTGTCTGTAACCTAAAAGCAGATAAATTTGGCTATTATCAAGAATTGATATTAATTGATTTAGAGAGTGATGAAACACTTAAATTTCAATTAAGAACAGAAAGAGGAGAAATGAAAGCAACGAATGCAACACAACAAATGGGTGGTACAGATACATATTCAGAAAGATACATAAAACAAAAAGTATTTCAGATTAAAGATAACAATATGGATTTTGACTCTCAAAAACACGATGGTGTTAAAGCTAAATCACCAGTAGATAAGGACGGTGTTCCTTTTTAAAAACTAAAACATAAACATGACAACAAGAGAATTAATAGAAAAATTAGAAAATAAAAACGTATATAGACTTGTTTGGGCAATAATGTGGAGATGGTTCATGATCGTCTTAGCAGTATATGGTGTACTATTTATAGTTATCGGACTAATAGGGTTATTAACATTTGGTATAAACGCACTTTAAACTATGGGGAAAATACTACTAACAATCGACTTATCAAAAATCGATAAAAGCAAAATAATAGATAGGGAATATAAAGACGCTGATGGTAATGTTCATCACGCAAAAGATTACAAACTAGATGTAGTTGCTCTAAAAGAACCAAAAGTGACTAAGACAGGTCAAGGTTGGATATTAAAAAAGACACACTTTGTTGCAGAAACTCAAACTAAAGAAGAAAGGGAAGAAAAGAAAGATACTAAATTTCTTGGCTCTGGAATTATCTTTGAGAAAACTACTGACCCATTAGATGATCCGTTCTAAATATGAGAGTACATAACCCTATCTATCACAACGCTAGTATAGATGACTTAATAACATTATTAGGAGTATTCTTTCTACTATTAATAGTATTAGTAATTATAGATGTTATAAGAGAATAAAAGTGGGGCAGTAGGACTTATTTACCTACTGCCCCTGTGGTGTTGAACATAAACAACTAAACGTAATGAAACGTCAGTGGTTTTCACCACTAATCACTATGGCTGTCTTTTCTGAATCTGACAATCTTCTTATATTTCTTACGTCTTAGCCGTCTTGGTAGCCCCATATCATCTTCGATTCGGGGCTGTTTTTCTGTTCGTGATAACCATTTAAGGTATCTGTCTACCAGTTCTGTTGGCTTGCTCATGCTTTAGTTTCCTTATTGTTTTGGTTTTTTGTTCTAGTTCCCTTACAAAAACAGCATTACTATGTGCCTTTATGTAAGCCCACGTGTGGAATTTGAATAATAACAACTGGATCATTCGGTTACACTATAACATAGTGTACTAATGCGATATAAGGAAGGATAACAGACACAGAGTCCTTGCCTTATATCACACCAATACACTACTTGCATGTATTGATGAGATATTCTTTCCAACAATTATGTGGGGAATTCAGCAGAATAACTTTAGTAGTGAGAAATATATTTATGTCCTAAGTAATATATCTTTTCCGTTATTAGCATTATTGTTTGTTGGTTCTGTCAAAGACGTAAACAGACACTAAATTCCCAAAAAGAACACAATGACTTAATTACATTATACCTTTATTAGTAACAAATCTTAAACCAATATTAACTAGAGGTGAAATAGATACTAAAACGCTTGATGTAATTTCCGCCAATTCTTGATCTGGAGTATATCCGAAAACAGTTAAAATCGCTACTAATACTGTGACTGTATTAAATATAATTGTCTTACTTTTATACCATTTTTTTATATTCATATATCTGATATTAATTCTTAATTAGCTTTAATATAAACATCAGTCTTTGCACTAATGTCTTAACGCCAGTAAATGTCTTAGCATACTCATGGTTCATGTATTTAGTAGGGTTTACTGCTCCAAAATAGCCGTTATTTGCTAATAAATTAACAGTTTTAACTATCTTGCCTTTTCGATCTAAAACAACATCTACAGGTTTAATTTCAAAATGCAAATGATTACCTGATGAATAACCAGTCGAATCAGCTAGAGCAATTAGATCACCTATTCTTACCTCTTGTCCTAGCTTTACTAGATTGACTGCATTATGCCAATATCTAATTTTAAAGTATTCTTTTTTATCTGTTTCAAAACAGTAAAATTTACTTGTTGTGGTTATTCCGATTCCTAAACCCCTATCTTCTTCTGAAACAAGCTCTGTTACAATTCCATCAGTTGATGATGATATGTTTTGATACTTTTTAGCTTGTAAGTCTAAACCATTATGACCATCCATATTTCCATATACAGATTTAGTTCCACTAGGACAAGGATCGCTTTCGTTTGTTTTCACAAAAACTTTTCCATTTTCATCTATGCAAGCCATGTTTTCTCCAAACTTTTGGTTTACCTTAAAAGGTTTTGTTGGTCTAAATAAGAATCTAGTAATCATAATGTTTATATTATTGCTTTTATAAAGTCTGCATTAATTATACCAAGAACGCCTAAGATAAATAGCAGAGAAGAAACTATTATCCAACTAATTCTTTCATTTCTTTTCTCTTCGATTCTGCGGTGAGAGTCAACCTTTCTTTTCAATTCTTTTATAAGATCATCTTTTGATTGCTCAGCATCAGATTTAAATTTCAAGGCAATCGAGTCAACACCTGATAGCCTCCTAAAGGCTTCTGCTATGTTATTCTGAGCTTCTATCATCTTTTCTTCCAAGCCAGAAACTCTACCATTGGTATCAGTGGTTTGTTTCTTAATATACTCAAGATCATCAATTATCTTTTGATGAAATTTTGCCATTTCTATCTTTTTTTTGATTTCCTCGTCCATTTGCTTAATCTGTTAATCCGATATAATCCCACCCTCTACCACTTGATAGAGAATTACATACATATAGCCGATCATTTGTATGATCTACAATCATTCTTCCTGCTTCATTTGCATCACCATCTGTACAATCTCCTGCTGGTGGTGTTCCGCTTTCTGAATCAATTTGTAAGTAACTATCTGTACCGTCATTCTTTTCTCCTAGATCAAGTAGTGAGTTTGGAGAAGTGGTCCCGATGCCGACGTTACCGTCAGAAGCTACTCTCATTCTCTGATTACCGTTTGTTCCAAAAATTAAACTATTTTCGTTTAATGTTCCAATTATTATATCTCTTGATGTTCCACCATTGTTGAATATATAATCTGCCGAGCTTCTAGCTTGTTCAAAAAGATTACCACTATAATTTACTCCAGGCTGTGCAAATGCAAGATAGTGATCCGTTGTATCTACAAGCGAAAACCGAAAGTCTGCGAAAATTCCCGTGTTTGCATTACCCATAGTAACACCACTAATACCATTTTTGTTGTCTGAAATAATAGCTACTGGAAAAGTAGAGGCCAAAGGAGTTACTGCATTATTTACATTAAGCTCTATAACATTTCCAGCTGTCCCTTCGATAGAAAGCAATGACTTACCAAAAGCACCTGAAGTACCGAAATTATCCCTGATTCCAATACTTCCTTCAAAAGTCGATGTTGCAGAGAAATATGATGTACCTGCCACTTCTAGGTTGTTTGATGGTGAAGTAGTTCCGATTCCAATATTATTACTTGAATAATCGTAAATAAATCCAGAAGTATCAATGGCAAAACCTCCTGCAAAAGTCGAAGTAGCCGAAGTACTCGTTGCTACAAAGTGAGAAGCATCAATAAGTCCTGTGGCTCTAATGTCACCTGCTACGTCTAGTTTGTAACTTGGGGTGGCGGTTCCGATTCCGACATTGCCTGATGAGTCAATTCTAACTCTATCTACTCCTCCAGTAACAAAGTCCATGGTGTCAGAAGACCCACCCCAATCTACTCCAGTATTTAGATCAGCAGTAAAAGCAAATGATGGGTACAAAGAGTTATTCACAGGCATAACTCCACCACCCACAGTAGAGAATCCTGTACTATTCCAATTATATCGAGCTCCACTACTCACAACATCTAATCTAAGTGCGTCGTCAGCCTGTTCATAAAATCCTGTATCACCGTCACCAAAAACAATTCCTGTTGTAATATCTCCTGTGCCTCCATTTAAATGTAGAGCGGAGCTTGGACTCGCAGTACCAATACCCACATTGTTACTTGAGTAGTCATAAACAAAACCTGAAGTTTCAATAGCAAGACCTCCGGCAATAGTTGAAGTTGCAGTTGTTGATGTCGCTGAGTAGTTGGGAGCAGTAATGACATCATAAGCAGTTAAAGCTCCTCTAAATAGGGAATCTCCTACAGCCTCAAATATATTACCTGTTGTAGAAGTCGCACTAGCACCGACAACTATGGTGTCAGTAGTATAAAGAGGAAATGTCGTGCCGACCTCAGTCTTTTGCCAGGGTATTGTAATGGCATTAACAAAAAAAGGTAACGCAATGAATATTAATATAATTAGGTAGTGTATTTTTTTCATAGGCAATTAATATAAACTGTAAATATCGTAAACAGGAGGGGTTAAAGGATCAACAGTGATTATCCCTCCACTATAGGTATATCCTTTTCCTTCTCTCCTCATCATATCGTCAATAACAACTACAGTAGGATCATTACTTACTGTAAATGTGGTGTTAGAACCATCAACCGAGCCTGTTGGGACTTCTAGCCTTAGACCTTGATTACCTGCAACGGAAGCAGTGATATTTACTCTTTTATTTGTATCATCTACTTCAGTTGACCATTCTGTACCAGAATCTACAAAGTTAATATCAGTATATTTACTCAAAACACTAGCACCATTAACAGTGATGTTTCTGTTAGCATTACCTCCGCCAACATTAGACATTATCTGGCTTTTCCATCTAGTAAGTGATTCTTCGTTTGACTTTAGGTTCTTATCAAGATAACTTTTTAAGTCTTTTATCTTACTGTTAAGCTCGGCAGTATCTTTGCTTTTGTAGATTTTATCTATCTCTTTACTTACGTTATCTTTCAGGTCTTCGATAGTCTTATCGTATTTCTCACTAACTGACTGTATTTCCTTAGCGTCTAACTCTCTTTCAGTGCTTAATCTCTCTATTTCTGACGTTATAGATGTATCTAAATCGTTTAAGGTTTCTTCTAATAATTCTATTGATAGAGTTTTGTATTTAATTAATTCAATTTCTTCAGATAGAGCTTTTATAGTCTCTTTTACAACATTAATAGAATCATCATCTTTTAATGATTTTAGTTCTTTGTTAAGTGTTCGTAGTTTATCTCTATTCCTTTCAAGTTTCTTTCCGACAACATCTTTGCTTCCATAATAATCTAAACCTACTAACAACTTATTTAAGTTCTTCTTTTTTCTATTTATCGTCGTCGTCATCTTTTTCTTCTTCTAATACTTCTTTTATTAGATCTTTCAAACTTCCTATTTCTTCTTGAATGATAGTTCTAATTTCCTCTTTAAATTCTTCATTAGATTCTTCCTCAACAACTTCCTGTTCTTCAGCGTTTTCCTCTATTTGAGGCATTTCTTCCTCTGGTAAAGTTTCTTCCTCGTTCATTTGAGGATTAGCTGATCTAAGCATGTCCTCTGATAGACGAGTAGCTAAAGCTAAAGAAGCAGCCAATTCATCTGCTGACATATCGCTCAGTTGAGCCGTATTTTCAAGACCGTCATTTTGTACTTGCAATTCTTCTTGATCCATGTTATAATATAGTTATATGATAATATTATTTATTATATTAGCAATATTTGTTTTACCGATAGCTTTGTTAATTTTAACACTTATCGGAGGCTTTTTCGTGGAAATTTTCCATCAATTTGTGTTAAAACCATCTAACAAAAGATTAACAGAATAGTTAAAAGCTATTCCTGATTTTCTAATAAAGCAGAATCTATTAATAAGTTTCTTACAGATGTAAGAATTGGTACTAACTGTTGCTCAGCTAGACCTGTTCTTATTGACATATCTTTTACAAACTCAGGTGTAATAAATGAACTAGATATTATTCTTATAAACTCTCCAGGATGAAGTCCTTGTAGGTTCTTCGGTATCACTTTCATCATCATCTGCCGTGTTGCCTCTGTCGCCCTAAAAGCATCTTGATCAATCCCAACCCTTCTAAAGAAATCGTCTATTACATCATCTGAAAAACCTTTTTGACTGAACAGGCTTTCTAATTTCTTAGATGCTCTTAACGTTTCATCTAAGTTTTGGTACTTAACATTGCCAAAAACTTGCTCGGTAGCTTCTGCTAATTGCATATCTTGAGAAAATTTCTGATTTATTTCAGTTAAAGCATCTCCACTAGATTGGTTGATGGCTTTTTTTAATGAATCTGAGAAATCTTGAACAAAAGCATTGTAAGACAATCTCTCATCGCTTGTTGCTGTTTTATACTTAGATTCAGCAATGTCATCTGCCAACTTTCTTAATGATTTACCATCAAGATCTACTGTTTGTAATCTCTCTATTAAATCAGAGGCTTTCTTTATGTTCTTTGGGTCTTCGAATTCAACATTTCTTAATATTCTCTCCTCTCCTTTAACCGTAGATCCATATTTATCTAGTATCCCCTGTGTTTGCTGTCTAAAAATTGTAGGGTCAATATCTGTTTCTGACAATTTCTCCAAACCTTCACCATAAGATTTTCGAGCTTCTTTCCTAATTTGAGATATTCCTTTTACAATATTTTCTGCATTTTGTCTTATAATCTTACTTCCTCCTTCTTGCTCTATTACCTTAGTTGCAATCTGGGCAGATCTTGGATCTTTTACGACTGCTTCTATTGCCTTTTCAGATGTTCCTGATAGTCCAGAACCTAATCCTTTCATTATTCTGCCAGTAATTGATTTTGCAGGCCCTATTAATGCTCCTCCTAATGGAAAAGCAGTACCTATAGCTGTACCTATGCCTGGCTTAAAGGCTTGACCTACTGTTTCGTCTTTTCTTTGTAGCCCTGCACCAACATCAAAAATATATCCTGTGCCTGCTCCAACAGCAGTCTTTCCAAGCAACCCTAATCCTTTACCTGCTCCTGGTAGCATTAACGCACTTGTTTGAATAGCACTACCTAAGACTTCTTTAAATGAGGGGTCTTCTATATATTGATTGACATATTTTCTCTGATCTTTTGGAACTAAATAACCTTTAGCTAATGTGGATGCAAACAAATCACTTATTCCTCTGCCTCCTAATAAATCTATAGCTAGATTACCGAAACGATCAGCTCTTTCTAGAAAGCTAGGGTCTTCTTGTTCTTGTGGATCATAAAGAGAACCCAAAGACACTCTAGGCGTAGAGCTACTAATAGCAACTTGTTCTGGAGTTGTCCCATATCTTTCAATATATTCTTCTCTTGTTATTGTTTCTATTGCCATAATAATTATATTTTATAGACCATCTGCAAACCTAAAGACTTCTCCATTAGGCTTTAGCCCGTATCCAATTTCTCCTAATCTCTCTGGGTATGAAATAGCTATCCATTTAACATAATGTCCTTCAATCGCACCTAGGTTTTGCTCTAATGTTTCAGCATCTTGACCAATATCCAATGAAGAAATAGTCGCTTGTAGATTTTCCAATTCTTGAACAGCAACTTGACCTAAAGCACCTCCTGTTGGAGATGCATCTCTCATAGCCTGTAGTGTGTCAAAACCTAAGTTTGCTTTGATCGTATCGATTGTCTTGTTCAATTTATAAGATGGTGTTCCTGGAATCCATCTAGTAACCCCTCCAACGAAGCCTGTAGCTCCTCCGACAATCGGAGTATGAGAGAGTGGGCCTATCCTATCAATAGCTTCGTGAACTTTTCCAGTTACTATTCCTGCTTTTTCTAATGCAATATCAGCTTTCTTTTGTAGCTTATCAACATTCATCTGCTTCTCTTGTGCAAGAGCAGCAATCTTAGCATTGCTCATTGCAATAGAAGCTCTCCTGTCAGCAACCTCAAGATCAAACAGTTGTTGTTCTCTAGCTCTTTCTTGTGCTGACAAATCAGATAGTTGTTGTAATCCTCCAGGACTCATACCCATTAATCGTTCAACTGATTGAATTTGATAAGGATCATTACCGACCATATCCATAAGTCCATCGTATCCAACATTAGCAGCTATTGTGTTGTATTGAGATATGGCATTCTGTCGTGCTTGTTGTTTAAAGTTTGCAACTTGGAATCCAAAGTTCATCATAGTATTAAACTGTCTGTCTGCAACTTCTCTATCTTGAACACTTAAATCCATCATTTTATCTAGGTACTGTTGTTTAGCATTTCTAGTTTCAAGCAATGTATTGTAGTTCTTTATCAACTGTTTGTTTCTAGCATTAGCAAGTGCAAGAACCTGTGAATCACTAGCAAATCCTCCTGCCTTTGTTACCTCAGTTCTAATATCATCTTCAGTTCCCTCAATAACATTTTTCATGTCAATGAGTTCCATATCAATAGCTTCAATACCAGAATCCTCTAACATATCTTGATATATACTAGTCAAAGACTCTCTCTGACTTCTAGGATTGAAATAATCTTGAAGCGATTGTTGTAATTGTGAAAAGAAAGGATCGGTAGCAAAAAGATCGTTAGCTATCTGAGTTTCTGGTTGTTCTGGCAAGTAACTTTGAACTAATGATTGTCCTTGTGCTGGGCCAGTTGGTGCTTCTACTCCTCTTTGTGTAGCCCCTATGAATCCTTGAACAAAAGGGCTTTCAGAACCAGTAGCTCCTGTTCCTTGAACACCTCCGCTTAATTGTTCTGCCACTCCTTGTATTGTTTCATCATCTGGAGAATCAAATCCACGCTCTCTTAAAAACTCTAGTGCTTGTGAGCGTATATCTTCTGGTTGTGTAGTTACTTGTGGCTCAAAAGGTGTAACCTCTGCTTGTTCTTCAACCTCTTGTGGAGCTATTTCAGGAGCTTGTTCTTGTTGTTGATTTTGTTGTGCTAAATACTGTTCTCTTAAATCTGGACTTCCTTGAACTTTATCAAATGAGTAAGATTTACCTCCGATATTAATACGATCAGGCATTGCTTGTCCTCCTCTTGTATTTCCTGCTGTGAATGTAGGAGTTAGTTGACCTCCCCCTGTTGACTGTGGAGTAGTCTGCGAAGCACTATTAGAATTACCAAGAGCTTCTATAGCCCTTACTTGTGCATTCACAACATCTTGTGAACCACCCGTTATCTCTCTTCCTTTATATTTTCCTATTACTGGCATATTTATGCGATTATACTAGCGGTGGAGTCAACCCAATTAGTTGAATTATACCACACTGGTTTTGATAAAACTGATGAAAAAAACATTTGTCCTGTTACTGGACTAACTGGTAACGTCGACCCGTTATTTGTTACAAACTTTCTATTAACAACCTGTAAATCATCTGTCGGAGTGTCTACTATCTTACGATCAGTAAAAGCAGAAGTTTTGTTGTATTCCTTTACAACATCAATAACTGTTTTTTTTATGTTTATACCGTTGTTATCTTCCAGCCTGTTCATAATCTATTTCAATTTTATTAAATGTCATATTTGCACTCCCTGAGTTAGTAATTCTTACACCCATAGCATAAGTCGGAGCAATTGCTGGAGAGTAATCACATAAATCTTCCCCAACAGCTTCAGTCGTTCCTGCTGTAAATGTTTCACTTGAATTAGCAATAACATTCCCATCACTACCGATTAAAGCAACAGTAAACTCATTGTTGGTAACAAGAGGATCAACATACACCCTGACTTCCGATGGTTTTATTTTCTGTGAAAATAGCTGTGTTTGCGTCTCATAGACCCCCGCAATAGCAGTTCCATCACCAGTAGGAACTGTGTTGAATTTATATAATTTATACTTACTTGTCGGAGTATCGTCAGTTTCAAATGTAGAGAAATATAGCTTTGCTGTACCAACTTGATCGTTATCGTAACCTGCTGATGATGATCCATAGAATAAGTTTGAGACAATGTTACACATTGGAAGTTGGATAATGTCAGTTTGAGTTGTTGCTGAGATTCTAAAGAATCTATACAGACCTTGTGGGTTTTCTACATCGTAGTTTCCATAAGTCAGTAAAGAAGCCTTTAAAACATTATCTGCTTGTTCAGGGGCAGCAAATCCAACAAGGTTTCCTGTTGAAAACATTGCTCCAAAGTTAGGAGATAATGAGTTTGGTAAAGAAATAATCTTCTGTTGCTCAGAATACATAGCAGCTCCTCCTAAGTCATAACCCATTGTGTATGTAAAAGGCCCAAAAGCGATATTTGAGTTTAAAGAATATGAATTATATGGATTATATGCTGTATAGCCAGTATCTGTTCCGTTCCAATAAATCTTATATGAATCAGCAGATGACAATGATGAGGTGTCTTGATCAGATGATGTTAAATCTGGAGCAGACACACGAGATACAATTATTTGTAGGTAGTTTCCATCTGGAGAAACATCTAAGTCACGACACTGTGTACCTACTGGAAAACTGGGGTCTAATTTTGTGTAATCAGTAACTGTTGCAGTTGAATCAATCTCAAGAATATTAGTTCCATTTCCAAAAAACATCTTTCCAGTAAATTGAGCTGATGGTCTTGGCACATTTGCAGTGTAAGAACCTGTAGCTCCTACAAAAGCCTCATTAGTTCCATCAAAATCTATCCTAGTTACTCCAATATCATGTCCAATATATATCCTTTCAGTATCTCCAAAAAACTCTATTGATGATCCGTACTTAAATGTCGGGCTTTCTTCAGTAAGAGTTGCTAATAGAACTGGATTATCATAATCAGGTTCAAAAGTTGTAGGATCATTTACTTGTATCTTATACAGTCGTCCTGTATGGCCAATAGCATAAACATAAGTAACTCCAGACTCTAACCTAGCCCTACTAGCTACGATAAGATCGGTAATGACACTTTCATCTGCGTCAATTCTTGTAGGTTGTTCAAACCATGTTAAGTCTCCTGGCTTAGTAAACGGATCATTACCAAAAGTAGTAGTATATTTTGCATATCCTGAATTAATATCTCCATTTAAGTATCGAGTTAATCTTCCTTGAAAGTTGTCTATTACTAAAGTTCTCATTATGATATTTTTTCTACTACTACTCCTTGAATAGCGACATCTACATTTGATCCTCCTCCTGTATTATGAATCATTGTCATACCAAATGTCTGATCAACACTTGATTCTACTGAACTGGTTGTATAACTAGGGGCAGTTAGTGTTAGTTCATTTAATACTGATGACTGAGGTATTCTCATGTCTATTACAGCTCGTTGAGCGTTGGCTGCTCCATTGTTGATTAACATAGCATCTGTTCGACCAAGAACACTTGAGGCCTCAATAGCTGCTTTTGATACAGCAATTACTGATCCTATTGCTTGTCCTCCATATTGAAGTTTAGCAGTTATGTTGTGTGAAGCTCCGGTAAATCTTGCCAATGTCCAATACACAGTCGCTCTCAATGCGTTTGCTGTTCCCAAGACACTACCTCCAATAGTGGTGCTAATAATTGAGGTTTCACTATTCTTTAGGAAAGTCGCAGCAATTAAACTACTTGTTACAAGACCTGCTGCTGGAGAATATGTTAAACCTGTAGCTTTTGAGGAATCTGCTTTTAGAAAACTTCCATCTGGGCCAACTGCTAGTTTTGATATAACAGATGATGATTGTCCAACTAATACATCTCCTTTTGTAAAGGCTGTTTGGCCTGTTCCTCCTTTCTCTGCAGATTGCACATGGCCACCACCATCTGATGATGGATTTCTAATGTCTCCAATTATTGTTCCTAGTGTAGATGCACTTGGCCCACCATCTTGCCCTAAAACAGTTTCTATCTGTCCTATTGCTGATGATTGTGCATTTTCAATAGCCGAATGAGATGGGCTATTTAGCTTATCTGTTGAATTTGGATATGAGAATGTTGAAAGTGTTGAAGGGTATGCCATATATTATTTTCCTACTCCTAATAAACCTAATGTTGGTGTGGTTGCTACTACTGCTGTACAAGTTCCTGGTACATCTTCTGGATATGTTGGTGTATTGTTTTCAGTAAGGTTGTTACCATTACCTGAGTTGTCATTAGCATCTCCATCAAATTTCCACTCCGCTTGTAAATTTGTTGTTGATCCTAAGACGTTACACTTTTGATCATCTATCTCTGATTGACTTCTTGCTTCACTCCATAATCTCATCAGAGATAAACGACCATCAGACATATCAGACCCTTTTCCTCCTATAGTAAGGTCTCCGTTACCATTGAACTGTGATCCTGCTGCTGTTTTACCACCTTTTGAATCAGCATCTATGTACAGTGTTGCTGTTGTAGAAGCTTTAGATACAGCTATATGATACCAAGTCCCTGTAGAAAGATCAGAAAAATCAGTACCTCCTCCTTGCCAAACTGATGATTCTTCAGGTGAGCTTCCTGCTACAGAATCTGTGTCTAGTTGGAATGTTTGTGTTCCGCCTGAATTAATGAAGAAGAAACGATAAGGTCTGTTGTTTGCATCTCCATACTTATTCACCAACTGTTGTTCCTCTCCAGAAACTAAACTTTCAGGCTTCCACCAAAATTCAAATGTGAAGTCTCCAGTGAAGTCTAGCCCTGTTTGAGAAGCGTCAGTGATAGAGAAATTCTGTGAACTTCCTCTCTCAAGATCAGCAGATTGTGTTAATCCAAAAGCCATTATTCTGTAAATTCACTTACTTCTAACCAGTCCCAAGTTCTATTACTAGCTTCTGGGCCATGACTGACAGATTTACCATATTCAACTTTATTCTTTGTTTCATACATAATTATCTGGTAGCCAATTTCACCACTTGGGGTGTAATACTCGTGAACTTCATAATCTCCATCTGCGTCTTGCTTTCTAATAACTTGTGTATATCTATCGCCCTTATTAGTTTCTGCTTCGGAAGAAAGTCTTGTTATTAATTCTTCTTTTGTTGAGGTGGGCCTAGTCATTTTAAGGTGCTTTAAATCCTTTAACTGTTACATATATTGTTGAGCTTTGTGTCGCTGGTTGAACATTGAATGTGTGGTTTGCTGGTGTTCTTATCGGTGTTTGTAATCCAATTATATTAGAACCTCCTCCTGATGGAGCTATTGTATAACCTAGTATTGAAGCTCCTCCATTAGAAGAGAATGTTATAAGTGAATCACTTGCACCTGTATTAGCTACCATTACGTCAGTAATGTAGTTTCTAATGCCTGCACCACCAGCTGCTACTAATGTAGTAACACTAGCACTTGTTAGAGATATATAACCTTCAACTCTTGATTCCTCTGGAGCAAAAGGCTTTGTTATTGGTCTTCCTGCTGAATCTGTTGCAGTAGGGCCATAATCTAAGTCAGCACTAACAAATGAAGCCACCGCATCATTCCTAACTCCTAGTGTAAACAATCCTCTGTCTCCAGTTGAATGTCCGCTATCCTCAGTGTATGTTCCAACTATCGAATTAGCTTGATTAACTGTAATAACAGAACCAACATTTAGTGATACAACAGAACCAACGTTTGTTGATACAGATATAACTGATGAATTTGTACTCATCAAACCAGTTAGAGTTTGGAAAACACTAGAGTTTGAATTAGTTACAGGAACAGTACCCAAAACGGACACTTCTGTTGTTCCAGCCACTGATGTTATAACTGTTCCTGATTGTGTTGTAGGAACAGTCCCTATAACACTAGCTCCTACTGTTCCTGAAACAGAACTAGCTCCACTTGAAGTTGGAATAGTGCTTAATACAGAACCTATATTAATTACAGGTCTTTGTGTACTCCCTGATACTACAGATGAATCTGCAGTTAAGATAGAAGCATGTGCATCTAAGAAATCATAACTCATGTTGTTGGTTTGTTTACATCAGTCCAATTATCAAATCCTATGGTTTTTCTAACTGGATTGGTTAAAGGCATTAATAATCCTACTGTCATGCCTGCTAGTAATATAGCTTCATCATTTGTTGGTTTAGATAAATCCGTATATAAGTTTGGATCAACACCATCATAGAATCCTGATGAATCATCATACTCAAGCGATACTGAATCGTATATATCTTTTCCTTCAGGCCTAATTACAGTGTAATCAGTGTTTGAAGGTTTTGCTATTTTTGTATAGCTCATACTAGAACTCCCAACCAGTTAGCTGGATTGGTGTTGACTTTATCGGTTGCTGTGATCCTCGACCTAAAGTTCTAGTCAGTTGATTAATTCTTTCTTCATATCTAGTCATCAACCTGTCTCCTTGATCATACTTCTCAAGTGAATACAGATAGTTAGCACCAATTCTCCAGCCTAACACTCGATAATCAAGTGTTACTGGATAAGTTAGAGTATCAGTAGTTGCTGTATATTCTGTCGGTTCTAAGTAATAGAAGATTCTAATTGCTTGTGAAGTGTTATCTCCACCAGTAAACGCAGGGAATATCTCGTACCAATCTCCCCTATCATCAAACATTGGCTTTTGTTGACTAGCATTTTTTCTTAACCAACTAAATGATCGTCCTGCAGGTAAGTTAGAGACATCTACTTGTTCTGCCTTTCTGTAGTTATTTGCAGCCGTATCAGTAAAGTTTACTTCTATCGCTTTCAAGAAGAACATATCTGTTGGATATAGAAAAGTAGAACCATCACCATCAGTAGATGGGACAGCTCCGTCTCTGTAAGACTCTTGTAACTGTGAAGCGTCTATACCTTTTAGTATAAATCTTCTATGTAGATCGAGTAATGCTTCATTGGCAAACACAATAGCATTAGCATCAGTTAAACCATTTGCATCTGTTTGTGTTTGTGTTCTAGCGAATGTAATCGCATTTTGAAGTGTAGCCATAGTTTGTTGGTACAGGATTATGCCCTGTGTGGGTTGCCCCGAAGGACAACCTCACAAAGCACAATGCTAGTTTGTGATTGCTGATTCCACTCGAATAATTCGTTGTGTACCAACTGTGTCTTCAAACCTTGTAACTCCTAGAGTAACCTTTCCACCGATACTTGTGTATAGATTTAGAGGGTTATTTGAGTCTGGTGTTGAAGTAATAATAGCTTGTGGCTCTTGGAAGTATCCCCAACCAAATGATTGGTCTCCTAGAACTGTTGTAGGGAATACATTAACTGTTGAATTGAAGTAGTTTTGGTATGCACTTCGTAGGTATCTAATACCTCTAAAGTCTCCCAAAGCTCCAGCTCGTAGATCATCTACAGATGTATATCGTCCAACATCTACAAATGAACCAGTGCTTGTATTCTCCATTAGATCACCTTCAACTTGAGGGTGAACAACGGCTACATAGTATTTTCCTTCAAATGGTTTTAGACCTGCTGCGTTTGATGAAGCAAGATATTTATATGCCTTGTTCATCTCTGTTTGAGTAGCTGTATCTCCTGCTCCCAAACCTGCTCGTGTAGTCTTTCCACCTGCGTAGATAACTCCGTTTGTTCCAGCGTTTACTACGTTTTGAATAACTGTATCAACCATACGTGCAAGTGAATTTCTTACTTGCATTGTACATGAGTCGATAACTTCAATAGCTGAGTTTTGTACCAATAAATCTGATACTTCGACTAGCACACCATATTGTGCTGGCCCTGAGCTGTATGAAGTTGCACCCCATGTAATAGCTGTAGGGTTTGTTCCTTCTGTGATTGCTGCCACACCTTCTGTTGATGATACTGGGTATCCTGCTGCATCAGATGTTTGGCCTCCTTGAATTGATGCACCTGCACCAAATACTGAACCTGATCCTCCAACACCAGGCCCTCCAACTGTCAGCATAGATACGTTTATCTTTACTGGCACTTGGTTTGTTTGTGGGAATAGGATTCGATCATATCCCTTTGGAGCATTTCTTTGTACGCCCAATCGAGCATACTGTAGTTGAGGTTCTAGCACCTTGATTTCATCATTGATGTATGAAACAAGCAATTCTGAAGTGTTATTTGAACTACCTCCCCAATCTGTTCCTCTGACTGTTACTGCCATATATTAGTTGCACTTGCGATAAGGCTATTGAATTCCTAGATCACCTCTTTCTTCTGCTTCGACAAGAGCTTGTCGCTTCTCCTCTCTGCTCATTTCTGAAATTGATCTATTCTCACTAGCAGTTGGCGGTGTTGAAGCTGATCCTCCAATAGTTTGTACTGGTCTTTCAACTTCTCCTCCTCCTAGTTTCCCTTCCTTAGCTAAAGTTGTAATCGTTGCATCTTCTACTGTATATCCAGACATAACTTTTTCTTTTATCTGTTCTTGATAATCTCTAGCTTCAGGATAAAGTGAAACTGACTCTGAAAAGTCTTGATAGAAATCTCTTTCTTTTTCAAGTGCTTCCTTTTCAGCAAGAACTTGAGACTTTTCTTCTTCTGCTAACTTAGCTTTATCAGCAAGATTTCTTGTACGTTCAATTAGTGGATTCTTCTTAGGCTCTTCAGATTTAACTTCTTCTCTAACCTCCTCTTGCGGAGAATTTTCGACTGCTTTCTCCTCTCCTTCTAATTGTTCGTTTGATTCTTGTAAATTATTTGTATCTTCTGCCATATTACGTGAACGTAGGAGGCGAACCCTACATTAAGATTAAGTCTATTAAAATACGTGGTTGATAAGTGACTAGCTTAACAACAAGATTAAGAGCGTTTAAATCGCTTCTCGTGTTTCCTTGAGCATTCATACCTGTCACACCATACGACTAATTTGTCAGGGTTATCAGGGTGTTCTGCGACATTTAAGGCACTCATACCTATTACTTCATCTGGGTCTTTTGTTTCATCACAGTAAGAACAACGAAGTTGACCTATATTCCTGTAATGACCACAAAGTTTATACTGATGTTGTGAAGGTACATTAGGGTCTAAAATACCGCAATATTCACATACACCTCCTCTTACTTGTGGTAATCGGTGTGTATATGGTTCTGATTTATCCCCCTGTCGTTCTATCGTACGCATTCGTGGTTGTGCCACTGGTGCTTCAGTTTCTGGAGCTTTTGGACTCTCCGTAGTCGGATTTTTCATACTTTTTTAATTGTTTACGAAGTGCTATTAATTCTGACTTCAGTCTTTCGCCAAACTTGCTTATATCGCTATAGATTTTAGCCCAAGCGATACTTCCTTGAAGTTGGTGTATTTTAGCTGTATCAATACTACTTTTCTTTGCTTCAGCTATTATATCCTTTTCAAGTTTATCTACAGCTGGCTTAAAAACTTTTTCTTCGAGTAATTTCCAATCATCGTTTTTCAATAATCCATCTATTGCATTCAAGTTTGCAGTCAATTCTGACATTCTTTCTCGGATATAAGGTTTTCTATCTACCTCGATCTCCTCTTGAAGCGTATTTGATTCGTTTACGATTTTGGAATTATTCATAACTAATTTGATGAAGCTGATTGTGAGTTCACCAAAACTGTGCTGACAACCTCATTTGAAGCTGCTGATGTAACGTTGCCGTTTATGATGATAAAGATTCTTCCTCTTTCTGAAAGAATTGGAAGACCTGATGCTGATTCAGCACCCAATGATGAAGCAGCTGCACTACCGATTCTAACTCCATCAGAGATAGTACCTGCTGCTAACCATTCAGCTATTGTTCCGTTTGCATTAGAAACAATACTTGTTCTAGCAACATCATAGTAGGTTGTTCCACCATCATCAGTTGTTTGAAGAACTGCAGATACACCAGTACCTGCTACTGATGCAGTTACTTTAACAACCACATTGTCAGTATCTTGAGGAAGCGTAAATGTGTGTTGTATACCTCCTGCAACTGATCCTGTTCCTGTGTCATTTGCATCTGTGAACTGTGCAACAGTCTTTAATGGTTTTCTAATTGACATATTTATTATTTATTATACTAATAATTCGACCTTAACTTAACCATTTATCTTAGCGATAACCTCATTAAGTTTATCTCTAAGTCGGTTCAAGTCATCTCTCTGAAAGCTATCAGTGAAAAGACCGATACCTGTTTCAGCAGGAGTTTCCTCAACTGCTACTTCTTCTACTACTTCTTCTACTACTTCTTCATTCTTTTTTTTAGGCATATTTCTTAATATTCAGTTGCTAATATACTTGCGACCCCTACTGTCTTGTAGGCTACTCGTTGATACAATCCCTCTCCACGATTAACACCTACTGCACTACCTTGTGCTAATCCTTCTGTTTCTTGTGGGATTACAAATCTACGAACTGTGTCTGCAGGGATACTGTAATCAAAGTTCTCCCCTGTAGCACCACTGACAACACTAGCCTGTGAATCTCCAGTGGTTACCCATCTCATAACTGCAGCTCCACCTACGGCAGAGATTTCTAGTGCTGTTGTGTCATGTGTAACACTGATTACTGAAGATGAGCTTGCATTTTCACTGGAGTACTGTGCTAATGCAGGTTCACTCACCACATGCTGTAGTGGTTCACCTGTTTTGTCTCGTGGAATTCTTGGCGAATAATTATTCATATTAGTTATTTATCATTGATTTATCATTGCTAATTTCACTCTCAAGAGGAGAAGCTGCGTTCATAGGTGATTTATCCTCTTTGCTTACTTCTGGTTTCTGCCCTAGAGACTGACTTTGTTGCTCGACCATCATCTGCCTTTGTTGTTGTGCTTCCTGTGCTTTTTGTTTAGCAAGTTCTTCTTCATGCCATGCAATGTGGAACCATGTGGCATTAGTCTTAGGAGTTACCATGTAATGAGTATAAATGTGTGTCTCATGGTTATCTGTTTCTGCAACATCTAACATCTCATTGTCTCTTAACATCTCGTTTTCTTCTTCTGCTTTAAGCTCGTCAAGAGTCTTTGGTAACATTATATCTACCAGAGTAGGGTCTTGCAAGAATTTAGGGAAGAACACGTACTTGTTAAAGTTCCTCATTCCATCAGGGCCTAATGACATTTGCAATTGTGGGTACAGTTGCATCAAGTCCCTTCTCATTACTAACTCCTTATACTCTGCTTCTTTAGCACTATAGACCAAAACACCAGGCGGATAAGATGTTTTAAAGTCTCCTAAGTCAACTTTCTCAAAGTTAGTACCTTTAACACCAACAATAGCAGCCATCTTTGTATCTCCTTCTTTATAGTTAGCTTGGTATCTATGAAACCAATGACTCCAAAATTCCTTTTCACCAAACTGCATAACTTTAGACTGTAGTGATTGAGCCATGTCATTTAACTGTTGTGTAATAGCTGCTTCTGTAGCTGTATCGCTTGTTTTCTTATCAAGTGGTTGCATAGCCATACCTGTTCCAATAGGCTCGTTAGCTTCTTGAGTAAGCATTGAGATGAATTGTACTAATCCTGCACTCATTGGATCTTCTGTATTTAGTGGCCATGCTGCGTCTGGATCGTCCATCGGAATGTGTTGGTTTATCTGACGACTGAAGAACTGAGTAATGTCTTGAACCTTATCAGGATTATATCCATAAATAGGGTTAGCTCGATCCTTAGCTGCGATAAATGCAAGGTTAAGCAACACTGATTTAGCTCTGTGCTTATCTTCTAATAGATCAGCAACACTAAACATGATTGATGAATGTGGCTCTCTAAATGCTTCCTTACACACAATAGGCCATTTAGAATCAACCTTTATTGTATCTCCATTAGGAGCTGTAATACCTTCACCATCTTTCAAATCTAGTTTCTCTTTCAATAGTATTTGACTGAATTTCTTATCTACCCACCATACACACTTATCTCCTTTCTCATCATGTCCGTAGAACTCTAATATCTGGTAAATATCTTCTTGTCTGCTTGTTTCTGCAGGTTCAACAGCTAGTTTAGCTCTATCTCTCCTAGTCTTGTATTCCCATACTCTTTCTTCCATTCCAGATGCAATTTCCTCTGCTTTCTTAACACCAGTAATAGCCTTAGCCTTGATTAACTTTTCTATCTCCCATTTATTCTTAGTTACCCATTTCCAATAGTATCGCCAGTGTTGTGGATCAGCGTTATAAGGATCATGGCCAAACATCAGTGGATTAATGACAACAGGCTCCATGATCTTTCTTTTCTTATTAAAGCTAAGAGTTTCCATGTAACCTCTACCAAAAAATAGAGTATCCCAACACCAATCATAATCTAACTTGGATTTCTCCATTTCCATGTAATCACTTTGAGCTAAAAGATTAAATGAGTTGATCTTTTCTTGCGAGACTTCTTCTGATGGCACGAACTTAATCTGCAATCTATCATCATAGAGAGATGAGAGAATACGATTAAATAGAGTAATTAAAAGAGTTGAGGCAATGTTCATATCACCTCTTTGTAGGTTATTAAGTAGCACTAACTGAGCTACTTGTCTCCTTTTCCTTTCTTCTAGGAACTGTTGACTTTCTGTATACTTTGTTGCAATATCAGCGACTTTCATGGATCAATTCTTTTAGTTTCTTAGGAGCTTCGGTTAAGCTGTGTCCCCTTTGTGGTTCTGCTCCTACAAATATCGAATAATGTTCTTCATCAAAAGTTATGCGAGGTTCTACATCTGTCATAATCTTTAAACCATCTTTCCAAAGCATTACCTCTATTCCCTTCACATGACTATTAAAAATATCTTGTCGTGTCGGTTCTTTTGTATTAAAAATATCTGGGTTTTTAGCAAATGAGAATTTACGTATGATAACTGCCTTACCTTCTCCTTTGTCATCTTCTAAGTGAGTGTCAGACTCAACGTCCATTTCTTTACCCTTCCAGTGAATGTCATCAACTGGAGCGTTCTTTGCATCTTCTTCGATAAGATCAAATTCTTTTTTTATACTTGGTTTCCTACCCATCTGTCTATTTTAGGATTATCAGACCAGATGTTCTCTGTAACATCATGGAACTTTCCTCCTCTTTGTTTAATTAGTCTCTTATTTTTTATAGCACTGTCGCCAACTACTTGAGTAAGAACAGCTGCGTCTACACAGTTAGGAGACATAATACCTTCTTTGAATAAGTCCTCTTTTGGTTGTATTAATATTTTACCATCTTTGTTCTTGTATTTCACATACTCAAACTCATTCCAACCAGAATCGTGAACTAGCCTGCCTCCTGATAATAACCATTTCCTTTCTTTCCAGTGGAGTTCTGCTTTCAGGTTCTGGAACATTGGGTCTTCAGGCTTTGATCCAAACTGAACACCACGAACAGGATAGTCTAACTCCTTTAGTCTATCATAAACTCCTTGTCCCACACCAGTTTGGTCAATAACAATGTAGTCAACTTTATACTCTCGATACTTCTCCATGATGATACCTATCAAATCCATTGTGTCTGGCATCTTCTGATTAAAGACAATCTCTTGTAAGTTTGCTGACTTAACTACCATAGCTGATTTATCTCCACCCGCAGCAGGATCAACACCTAATACAATAAAGCCAGAGTGATCACCGCTATAAACAGTAGCTCCTTGCAACTCTCTATCTGCTACTAATCGTATGTAACCTTTCTCATCAATTGCCTCATCAAATGCGTCCCAGTCTCCTTCAAGATATGCCTTCCTTTCATTGTCTGGTAATGACTCAAGAGCGGTGTAATAAGACTTAGGTAAATGTGGATTGTCTGTTGGTAACGCTGGCACAAAGACAAACTCATACTGTTCCTTTTCTTCTGGTGGGAACATTCTCTTAACCCACATGTTCTTTACCCATGCTTCACCAAGAGGGTTACAACCTGCTATGAATCTAACATCAGAGATACCAGGCCATCTATGTCGTGAACGCAACATATCGAACGTTGACTTAGGATTACGATTAACCTCATCAATGGCAATAACAGCGAACTCAACAGATAGATACTTACCAGGATCATCTAGGTTACGGAAGGCAATAATTCCACCTCCCCATTTCTTCTTTAATGTAAACTCATTTCTTTGTTGATTGTATGTTCCTAGCCAATCAGGAAACTCAAACTTAATCTTTGTTAAATGTCTATCGTTTAATGCTGGATAATCTTCACAAAATATCCCTGCTCTAACTCCCTCTATTCCATAGCGTTGATAGTAATCCATTAAGAACCACACCACACTCCATCTGATCCAATATGATTTACCTGACCCCACTGAACCTCCGAACAATGTGAATTTAAAACGTTTAGCAGCTAATAACGCTTCTTCCTGTTTAGGAAAGAATTTACATAGGTCGCTGAATTTAAGTTCTTTTTGGTCTTTGTCCTGCATAGTTTCCTGATTTAGCTGTTATTGCATGAGCTATAACTTTAGCCTGATGTTCGTCTACAGGCCTTCTTGGATTTAATTTAGGGTGATATGGTTTATGCGTATTCATTACTACACCAGTTGACATAATAGCTTTTGTAATTTCTTCTTTCTTCTTGATGCCACGCTTTGCATAATCAGTTACTCCTTGACTAAGCCAGTGGTTATAGTTCCACCTGTCCCATAATAGATAATCGTAAGTTATTGGATTCATATTAGAATAATTCTACCAAATTTAATGATACTGTGGCTTCAGCAGCATTACCTGATTTTGGTTTAATTGTAACAGTTACAGAATCTCCTGCTTTAATAACACCATTAAATTTATCCTGTGATAAATCAAAGATAGTATTTCCTGTTTTACCAAGAGCAACAGCAAATAGTTTTGTTCCGCCACTAAATGCAGTTGCAGAAGTATCTGTTTCAAGAGCAGAGGTATTTGTGCTGTAATCAGAGAATGAAGCACCTGTTAAGGTAGCATTTCTATAAAATACTAATTCTACTGGTTTTGAATGTTCCACAGAACAAGCAGCAAGTAATATCTTAATAAAGTTAGTATTAACCTTACTCTGATAAACCTCTTTACATCTTAAAGTTAAAAATGGTGTTTCAGCAGCAGTAGCACCTAAAGTTACAGAAGCATCTACACCAAATCTAGGGCCAATAAGTTCTGACTCTCCATCTGTAAATGCTCCCATTGATGCACTTTGGATACTTATATCAGTAGTATTAGATGTATTTTCTGCTGATATAAGTATTGGCTGAGTAGGGCTTGAAAGTGATGGTGTGGTATTTGCATTGGCATATTGGATTTTATGTACTTCATGGTATTCACCAGTTTCACGGTCTTCTATAAAGAATGAAATTTTTCCATATCCAAGCCATTGATAAGTTATTTGATAAACATTACCTTTAGTGGGGTCAAGGGTTTCTCCTGTTTGTCCATTACCATCAAAAATATCATCTCCATTCCAACTTGCTTGTGCTGTCCAAGTTTCAGTAGGTGCAGCACCTGCTACTGTTTGAGCAAATGTTCCAACTGCACTTGTAGCTCCACTTAATGAATATGAACCAGTATGTGTAGTAGAATCCCAAGAAGTAAAGATAACTTTATCTCCAACAGCAGTAGCATCCCAACCTCTACCAACATCTGAATAGTCATGTGCTGCTATTTCATTTGCTGTTGTGGTTATTACACCAGAAGCAGTAACAGACACATCAGAAGCAGCATCTCCATCTAAAGTAATAGTTATATCTTCTGCATCACTTGAAGCTGTTGTTACAGTTAGAGTTCTTACCTCTTTTGAACCATCTCTCCTGTGTAATACACCAAAAGAAGTTCCATTATATCCAAAGAAAAATCCATTAGAACTATCTCCAATTCCTGCAATTTGTGTTGAATTTGCTACTCCTGTTGTAAATAGAGCAGTAAATCTAGCTCTTGTTCCATGTCCAGGTTGGTATCTAACTCGGTCTTTTGTAAATAGTGTTCCTGATGAATTAGCAGCCGCTCCTGTTGATGCTTTAGCCATTGTGTTTGCTTGTGTAACAGAGCCACTTTGATTAGCTTGAGAAGTTACCTGTTCAGAATTGATATTGTAAATGAAATCAGCAAGTAATTCATGAGAAAGTGTTGCTGTTAGTGTTTCTCCAAAAGCTGTTTTACCCTCAGCAGGAGGTGTAACTTGAAGGGCTTGGTGGTCTGTAACAGCTACATTTGTTCCATTAACATTAGCTAATACTGCCCTTGTGTTTAATACATCAGAATATGTAGTTAGATTTTGTCCTAATCTTGATGTTGGTTGGGATATTCTAGCGTTGTTGTGATACAAGGTTTGAATAACAATAGCATTTGAGCCACTACCTGAATCTGTAACTCTTACTCTGAAGTATTGAGAGACTGGAATTAAACTATGAATACCAAGTGAAGTATCTGTTCCAGTAGATAACTGAACTGTTCTAGCTACTGTAGAGCCATCAGTAGAAAACTCGGCAAACAATGTAGCATTGGCTGTTGCACTACCTATAATTGAAATAGAACCATAGTTAGTTATTTCTTCCCAAGTTCCTGTATATGCTTCACTAGCACCTAGTGTTTCACTTGTGCTATTGTCTGTTGATACAAAACCTCCAAAGTTATTTAAAACTCCGTTTGGATTTGATAACTGAACTACACCAGTATGAACAACCACATTTCCATTGTTTGCAGTTCCTACAGTACTAGAAATAGTCCTAGACCTTTTGCCATTTCCGTCACTTGGTAATCGAATGAAATCTTCTCCTTCTGCCATAATTGTTATTCGTCCAGCCTGATAAAACTAGGGCCAACACTCACTTCTAGTTTATCAGTTACTTTGTTTTTAATCTTATAAGCTGTGTCTAAATACCTATGTCTTGTTGCATAGTCAGGTTCTTCTAAATCTTCTTCTTTTCCTTTTTCATAGTTAAATTTCCTAACTACTTTAATAGCTTCTAAACCTTCTTTATGAACCTTAGCTAACAAATCATCAGGTAAGTATTCTTCTACTAATTCTTCCCACCCTTTACTATTCGTAAGATTGCAAGGATTTTTAGCACTGTTATCTGAATATCCTGCGTCTCTCATTCCCTTAGAGACGTTTCCACGATTTTCAATGATGTTGTTAAAAGCCTCTTTTTGTTTTGTAGTAGGCATTATTACTTCAATTATACAATGAATTATGGTCTATAGCCATGCTCCATCATCTTTCTTAACTTATTTCTTCTTTCTGTTTGTTGAGATTTATTGTATGAACTATCATATCTTTTTTTCAATTCTTTCAATTTAGAAACAATAGACGGAGATTTTTTTATTTTATTTGTACTTCTAAGACTTCTTGCACGCCTTCTTCCTATTGCTGGCATAGTAATATAGTTTATTTGTAATAACTATATTGTACCACACTAGAAATTCAGTTTGTTCTTATCGTCTTCTTTCTTCTCTCTTTCCTTAGCAGATATACTTCCTGTTTCTAATAAGTTACAAGCAGTTGATACTGCAGTTTCAATACTTGCAATAAGTACAGCACTAGGGTCAGTTACATTCTTATCTAGGAACTCCTTGCCATTATCTTCCAATACCTTGCGTGGGAATTTTAGAGCATTATTTAGTGTCTCTGAGCTAGTCTCAATACTATCCAATGTCTTACCGCCTCCTTTA